GTTTTAGAGGGTGGAGATTTCAAGGTTTACGATGAGACGCAACCAAAACACGATTACATAATGACCGTCGATGTAGCGAAGGGTCGAGGGTTGGACTATAGCACCTTTTCGGTGATTGATGTTACTACCCGCCCGTTTAAACAGGTCGCAGTGTATCGGAACAATCGTATCTCTCCAATACTCTTCCCTGATATTATATATAAAATCGCGAAAGCGTACAATAACGCATATGTGATAGTGGAGTCGAATGATGCTGGACAAGTTGTGTGCAACGGTCTGTATCATGATCTTGAGTATGAGAATATTCACTTAGAGTCTGCTGTCAAGAGAAATGCCATCGGTGTTGAGATGAATCGTAAAGTCAAACGCCTTGGTTGTTCTGGTATCAAAGATCTACTCGAAGAGAATAAACTACAGATTGTCGATGAAGACACAATCCTTGAGATATCGACATTCGTAGCGAAGGGTCAATCCTACGAAGCGAGTGACGGAAACCATGACGATTTGATGATGAATCTCGTGATGTTTGGGTTCTTCATATCGACACAGATCTTCAGTGACATGACCGATGTCAACATCAAGAAAATGATGTTTGAACAACAAATGGCAGCGATCGAAGCGGACATGGTGCCGTTTGGATACTTCGATGATGGTTCAGATGCAATCGCAGAAATAGAACGACAAGAAGAGATGAAGGACAAGGGTTGGATGATCCCGTGGCAAGAATACGATGAAACTTGGTAAATTATAAATAAATGCATTGATGAACAAAACCGTATTATGTCACTTATCATAACCCAACGAAAAAAAGGATACGATTATGGCTATTCTAAAGTCTGAATCTCCTGCCGTTACTATTAGCGAAGTCGATGCGTCAGGCATAGTGCCATCGATCACTTCTTCTACTGGTGCGTTTGTAGGTGATTTTGCTTGGGGCCCCATCGATACTCCAGTTCTGGTCGGAAACGAAGCAGAACTAATCAGTAACTTTGGTTCTCCAGCATATCTCGACGAAGATTCTTCGTCAGTTGAATTCCTAGCAGCTAATCAATTTTTAAAATACTCTACAAGCATGTATGTTGTTCGCGGTGCGACCGCTAGTGCTCTTAATGCTGCTGATAGTTCAGATATTGATGCGTCAAACGGCGAAGCGATTCAAATTACGAACCGTGACGATTTTGATGCCTCACGCTCCACAATCACAGCAACTTTCTTGGCAAAGTATGCTGGTTCAGTCGGTAACTCTATTGAAGTTTCTGTGTGTGCTGCAAACGCGACAGCATTTGACGCATGGGAATACGAGTCCGAGTTTGACGCTAAGCCTGGCACTTCTGACTTTGCGACCGATGCAGGCACTACACTCGATGAAGTGCATGTTATTATCGCAGATGCAGGTGGTGATTTCACAGGCAAAAAGGACAGAGTTCTTGAGAAGTGGGAAAATGTTTCACTTATCACGGACGCAAAAGACGAAAATGGACGAAGCAACTACATCTTGGATGTATTAAATGATCGTTCAGAATATGTCTACGGTGTACAACACCCAACATATTTTGGAGCTGCCAAGAAAGGTGCGGAGTTTGTTGCTAATACACATGGTGGTGGTAGTTCAGCTGCCAACGCGGCAAGAACTTGTCGACTTGGTCACGATGGTGTTGGTGTGGCTGTTTCAGGCGCGGCAGGTGCAAACTCCGGTGGTCTTGGTACTACTGAGTATGCCAGTGGATTCGACCAATTCGAAGACGAAAACACAATTCAGGTGGATTTCTTAATCGCTCCATCTGTTGCTGTTTCAGCAACTCAGGGAACAATTGTAACTGATCTTGTTACAATTGCTGAAGGACGCAAAGACTGTGTGGTTGTTGCTTCACCTGCAAGGAACGATGTTATTGGACTCAATAGCAATACAACAATTCGAGACAACATTGTAGCAACTGCTGCATCGATGGGTAAGTCTTCTTACCTAGTTGTTGACAATAACTTCCTGAAGGTGTATGATAAGTACAACGACAGATATGTATTTATTCCAGCGTCTAGTTCTACTGCGGGACTCATGGCAGCAACTGACAATGTTGCAGCTCCTTGGTTCTCACCTGCTGGTAGTCGTCGTGGACGATATCTTGGTGCGACTGCTCTTGCATTCAACCCAACAAAGTCAGATCGGGATGTGCTCTACAAAGCAGATGTAAACCCAATCTGTAACCTTCCTGGCCAAGGCATCACTCTATATGGTGATAAGACTGCACTAGGTAAGGCGTCAGCGTTCAGTAGAATTAATGTTCGTCGTCTGTTCATTGCAATGGAGAGAGCAATTAAGGGTGCAGCACAAAATGTGTTGTTCGAATTCAACGATGAGTTTACTCGTGCAGAATTTGTGGGTATTGTTGAACCCTTCCTCAGAGATATTCAGGGTCGTCGTGGTATCACTGACTTCCGTGTTGTCTGTGACGAAACAAACAATACTCCAGATGTTGTCGATTCGAACTCGTTTGTAGCGAGTGTTTTCGTGAAACCTGCTCGTTCTATCAACTATGTTCAGTTGAACTTTGTTGCTGTCAGAACTGGCGTTGATTTCGCTGAAATCATCGGTACGGTATAAGGAGATTAGAAAATGGCAATTTTAGGAGTAGATGACTTTAAGGCCCAGCTAAAGGGTGGAGGCGCTCGTGCCAATCTCTTTAAGGTCACTCTGAATTTTCCTGCGTATGCAGATGCAGGTGATGCACAAGCACAAGCATCATTTCTCTGCAAGACTGCGGCATTGCCCGCGTCAAGTGTAGGTCAGTTCGAAGTACCATTCAGAGGTCGTGTTCTAAAACTACCTTCTGAGAGAACATTTGATAACTGGACAGTAACAATCTTGAACGACACGGATTTTGTGATTCGTGACGCGATGGAGCGTTGGTCAAATGGTATCTCTGGACACAGATTCAACACTGGACTTCTAGACCCGTCTGTCTATCAGGTGGACTTGGTTGTAGAACAACTGGATCGAGACCAGACTAGTGGAGAAGGTAAAGTAATCAAGCGTGTTGACCTACGTGGTGCATACCCCGTCAACATTAGCGAAATTGCGTTGGATTATGATACTACAGGTGCGATTGAGACATTCGATGTAGAATTTGCTTACCAATACTGGGAAGCGAATACAACTAGTTAATAAGTCTCTAAATAAAGGGGAGACTTCGGTCTCCCCAATTTTTATTTTTAGGAATTCACATGGCAGAAGAAAACGGTAGCGTCTTAAAACTTTTTGGATTTGAGATTAAGAGAGCAGGTGCAACAAAGAAAGAAACCGGCACTCAAAAACTCGCTTCGCCTGTTACCCCGACAGACATTGATGGTGCAGGATACACATCAACTGCAGCAGGTTATTATGGTCAGTTTTTAAACATTGATGGTGATCAAGCAAAAGACAATCATCAACTTATCATGCGTTATCGTGGTGTATCACAACATCCCGAAGTTGATATGGCAATCGAAGAAATCGTCAACGAATCAATTGTATCATCTGAATTAGAATCATCGGTCGAACTCTCTCTGGATGAGATTGAAGCTCCCGATAAGATCAAGGATGTCATACGACAAGAATTTGAAAGTATTGTGTCCATGTTGAAGTTCAACGATATGGGACATGATATATTCCGTTCATGGTATGTGGACGGTCGAGTAGTTCATCACTTACTCGTAAACGAATCAAACCTCAAAGCAGGTATTCAAGAAATTCGTCTAATTGATGCTGCTCGGATTCGTAAAGTCAAAGAAGTCAAGTACAAAAAAGACCCCAAAACCAATGTAAAGATTGTAGATAAGGTTGATGAATACTATATCTACGATGAGAAGCCAGGTCAAACAAACACTTCTATTAAAATTTCTACGGATGCGGTAAGTTATGTCACATCTGGAGTGGTAGACGAATCTAAGAAAAAGATTTTGTCTCACTTACACAAGGCACTGAAACCCATCAACCAATTGCGTATGATGGAGGATAGTCTTGTAATCTATCGTCTTGCTCGTGCACCAGAACGCCGTATCTTCTATATCGATGTGGGTAATATGCCGCGTGGTAAGGCAGATCAATACATGAAAGACATCATGACCAAGTATCGTAACAAGTTGGTCTATGATGCAAACACCGGTCAGATCAAAGATGACCGCAAGCATATGTCAATGCTTGAAGACTTCTGGTTACCCCGTCGAGAGGGTGGTCGAGGTACAGAGATCTCAACGCTACCAGGCGGTGATAATCTGGGTCAGATCGATGACATCATTTATTTTCAAAAGAGATTATATCGATCACTCAATGTCCCAGTGAACCGTTTGGAACAGGAAGCACAGTTCTCTCTTGGTCGATCTACTGAGATCTCGCGTGACGAGGTAAAGTTCCAGAAGTTTGTTGACCGACTGCGTCGTCGGTTCTCCATGATGTTTTTGGGCATCTTGAGAAAGCAACTCGTACTCAAAGGCATTATCACTGAGCAAGACTGGGAAGAGTGGAAAGACGACATCTATATTGACTATGTAAAGGACAATCACTTTACAGAACTCAAGGAGATGGAGATTTACCGTGAGCGTGCGGGACTTCTCAATGAGATGGTCGGATTCGTCGGTGAGTATATCTCCAAAGAATGGGCGATGCGTAATATTTTGCGTCTGTCGGATGACGACATTGAACAGATGCGTAAAGAGATTGATGGTGAAATCAAGTCGGGTGAAGTGCCTGATCCTGAAGAACCTGAAGAGAAAGAACCACCACAAGAACAAAAACCAATGCCTGTGAAGGTCGTTCCCGACGAACCTGAAGAAAAGAAAGAACGTTATATACCCTCTAATAATGATGAACTGACTGAAGAATTGACACGGTACATGGCGAAGTTAAATGAGCAAGATTGATACAGTCTCTACTGCGTTTAATTTAGTTCACACGCAAAGAGAGATACAAAGACTAGAAGAGAAGTTAATGTATCTTCTCGATGAAGTCCGTGTGATTCAAGGGCCTGAGGGTGCACGAGGCCCT